TGCAGTGCTTGCCGTGCTTGCAGTTATTGCAGTTATTGCCGTGATTGCAGTTATTGCCGTGATTGCCGTGATTGCCGTGATTGCAGTTATTGCAGTGCTTGCAGTTATTGCCGTGATTGCCGTGATTGCAGTTCTAAAAATGGGGAATTGGAAGATATGATACCTAAAATCAAAAACATACATCAAAAAGTTTTTGACGCAGTTTCTAAAGATCATTCTAAATTAGATATGAATACTTGGCATACTACCTGTGGAACATCTCATTGCAGAGCTGGCTGGGTTATTACCATAGCTGGCGAAGAGGGAAGAAAACTAGAAGAATTAACAGATACATGTTTTGCTGCAATGATGATTTATAAAAAATCATCAAATATAAAAGTACCAGTAGTTAGGTTCTTTGAGGATCAAAAAATAGCCCTAGAAGACATTGAGAGATGCGCAAAAGAAGAAGTAAATTTAATAAATAACACCCGTCCAGATTATTAACTAAAAGCCGATAACAAGGCGTTGAGTTAGTTTTTGTGCAATGGACGGGTTTTAAAAAGAAAGAAATGATAGGATTAATAGTTATTGGAATAAGTGCAGTTTTGGCAAAAAAGATAGACGATTCTGCCGATTATAAAGAGCCAAAAGGGAAGTATAAAAACAGATACAAATGAAAACAGAAGAGCAGATAAAACAAAGGATAGAAGAAGAAAAGAAAAACTTAATTAAATACAAGGAGCTATTACAAAGAGAACCTTCTAACAAAGACTTCGCATATGATGTCGATTATATTAGGCATTATATAAAGCATCTTGAATGGGTTTTTGAATAAAAAAAAACATTAAAAAAATGAACAAGGAATTAAAAAATCAGTTAAAAAGCGTGGGGTTTAAGTTTACTACAGGCACCTTTCTAACTAAAAAAATAGCAAATATAAGGTTTAAATATCAGCCATTAACTGATAATTTTTGGACAGACCAAGATTCAATAAAATGTGACTATTACGGTATGTCTTTTGAAGAAATATTAAAAGTAATTAAGGATACCACAGGCGAAGTATTAAACCCAGAGCCAAGCAAGAGTCAAAGAATCGAAGCTCTGGAGTCACAGTTCGAGGAAATGAAGGCTAAGCAACAAGAATTGGAAGACCTTTTTACAGCCTCAAATGAAAGGCTAGAACTAGTTATCAAAGCTTCGGGATTTAATACGGACGCAATAGGGGAAGTTTTGAAGATTCAATCACAAGAAGCTGCTAATAGGAAAATATTTAAAGTGGGGGACGAGGTGGTTTTGAAGAAAAGCGTGGAGGAGTTTGTGAATGGTTGTACAGTAGAGCTAAATGATTGTAGAGACAAAGGGGTAGTTTTGGAGGTTGCTTCTATTCATAATAATGGCGATATCGGAATAGATCTCAGAAGCTTTAATGGATGGAATTACACTGCTCTTTTATGTGAAACTGAAATAGAACACGCACCAAAGAAAGAATTAAAGTTTGGGAGTTATGCCGAAATTATTTCCGACAGACACCCTTCTGTTACAAACTTTTGCAAAGGAACAAAAGTTTTAATTATTGACACAGACGATCATCCAACAATAGGAATAGCTATAAACGGACATTCTCCTGTTACTTTAGGCGCAAGTGAATTAAAACCCCTGTAATTTGCAAACACACCTAAAGTTTTGTATATTGTGATATGACTTACAAGAAAGTAGAAATAGACGGGAGGGTTAATTCAACCTTAGAAGGTTATACAACCTACAGAAAGAACATAGAAGCCCCCATAGAGATAAAGAAAAGGGCAAAAGAATTGGGTCTTTGTGTTCAAGATTACATTAGTAAATTAATTATAGAAGATTTAAGGGATGGGAGAAATAAAAAAACTAGATAAGTTAACTAACGCAGTAGCAGAAACAGTAATTGAAGCCGTTCAAGGTAGACCATGGACTGCATTTGTGAATAATACGTTTGACTTTGGAAATGTTGCATTAGGATATAAGCAACTAATAAGTGACTTTTTAGCCGTAGAGGCGGATCCTGATTTGTTAGACAATTTAAAACAATCTGTACTAAATCATCCTAAAGTAAAAGAAGTAGGAGACGAAAAAGCAGGGCGTTTGTTCATTGTTATTTGGAGTATGATTGTGTTTAATGCAAAAGGGGCTTTAGCTTGTAAAGCTATTATTGAAGAGTAAAGAATTGGGTCTTTGTGTTTGTGTGCGCAAGTTTAGGTTCATTCTTGCGCACCTTTTTAGAAGTGTAGCTTAATGGTCTGTAAAAGTAAGCGGCTCTAGCTTTTTAAGCTGAGCGTAATAAGATTAGTGATTATGCAGGTTCGATTCCTGCCACTTCTGCGAGCTAGTTTCTGTTTTTATTGATAACAAGTTGTTACAGTGGCTTGTTATATCGCCTCTTAGTTCAGTTGGTAGAACAGCAGACTCATAAACTGCATGTCGTGAGTTCGATTCTCACAGGGGCAACCAAGTTTTTTTTTAATCAATTTAATTAAATTATGCCTTACAATTTGCAATTTTTCAAATGGGAACACTTACCCAAGCATTTACAAGAGGTTTCTAAGCCTTTTGCTGAACTAGCCAATAGAATAGATCAAACTTTAGATGATGGAGTAGGTAAAGATGAATCTTTACTTTTATTGCTCCAGGCTAAAGATAGCGCAGTTAGAGCAGTGGGGGCTAAAGATAAGTTTTAAGTATAGTTGAGTGTAAGGGCGTGAGTTTTTGTCGATTTGCGCCCGTTTTTCTTCCTTCGGGAATACAAAGAGGTTTTTCAATGCTGAAATGTACCGCAAACAAACAGCTTTTATTTAATCTTAATTTATTACAATGAAAAACATTTCAATTCATTTTACGTTAAAAGATCAAAGTATTGAAGCGGTACGAGAAGCTTATGCAAAGTTTGTTAATGCACACCCTGAATTATCTCTGTCTTTAGGAGGTTATAGTGAAGACGAGGCTAACAGTCGCCTAGATGCGTACCATGTGCCGCACCATTGCTTTTTACCTAAATTGCTACTGGAGAAGAAGGGATACCCTTTAGATGTTCCTTTCTTTTTTGAATCTGTTGCTCCATATCCTGTACAATGGTATGGAACCACTACACTAGGGCCAGAAGAAGATCGAAACGCAATGATAAGAAACATTAAATTGTCAGATGGAATATGTCTGTTCCTTGGCAAAATTGAAGGAGGAGTGCAAAAAGAAATTGAACTTGCTGAAAAGTGGGGTTGTACGATTTATAAGTTTTAAACACATTTTATTGTAAAGGGTGGTAGTTTGCCGATTACCGCCCTTTTTAAAATTAAATCATGACAGTCATAGACTACGTAAAAGATAGAATCTCTAAATTTAATCCAGATAAACATAGTGAAGATTTGTTGATAGGCCAATTAGTACACAAGTATATACGCACTAAGCATTGGGGAGAAGTAGAGCAATTGTTACAGGAGTTTATAAAAAAACAAAAAAAATGACACAGGAAGAAATGAAGCTACTCAAGCAGATGGGAATGAAGGACGAAGTAATTGTTGACCAACAACAAAAAATTGAAGCCTTTGAAAATGACATAAAAAAGCAGCTCGAAGCCGTTAGAGGGCTAATAGATGTTTATAATAAATTTAAAACAACAGGGGAACACCTTAGTCTGGGTCTAGAGGATGCTATAGATGATTTTCGAGTAAAGCTAACAAAGCTTACCGAAACACTAAGACCGTACTTGAATGGTGAAAAACTAGAGGTGTAATGAAAGTAAATAGTTTTTATAATGAGACTTTTGATATTAATTTAGAACTGGTTGTGTTTAAGCACGACAACGGAAAGGAATGTAAAGCGGTAAACAAATATCTTACTGATCGTCACTTGGATTATTCAAATAGTGTTGATAGCATTGACAATTGTAATGCATTTTGTGTTTATTTTCCTTCTATGAATCTTGTTTCTATAGTATTTGATGCAAACAGGTTCTTAAAGAATAAAAACGGATCAATAGAGGCTATAAAGACTTTGGCACACGAGTGTAGTCATTTTAGAGAATATGTACTTGTAAAAAGGATAGCAGAGACGGTTAGAGAGACTGATTTAGAAGCGCACCTTCGTATATCTGATTGGGCTTTTAAAAAGTGCATGAGTACGAAGTTTTTTAAATCATTGCTAAAGTAAATAATAATCAACTCGACACGATTTTTGTGTATGAGGTAAAACAAAAATAAAGATTGACATGACGGTGCTAAAAAGTAAAGTAAATGAGCAACATAGTTAAACTTCCTGAAGTTCCTGAAAAGTTGCCTTCGTTCGAGCTTAGAACGAATGTAGAAGGTTATATAGTTTTAATCATTAGAGAGAACGGTAACGAAAGTGCAGCGATCCTAGATAATGAGCAAGCAAAGAAAGTAGCAAGTGCAATATTAAAGATCACTAAGAAGAATGGATTGAATAATAAAAAGCGGTAAAGGAGGAGCATAAATAAAAGGTGTATGAACGAGGAAGAAAAAACGTTAACGAATAAGCAACGAAGATTTTGTGAAGAGTATGTAGTAGATTGGAACGGGAAACGTGCCGCAATAGCAGCAGGTTATAGCGAGAAGACAGCAAAACAAATCGCAACAGAAAACCTTTCCAAACCTTACTTAAAAGCTTATATTGACGAAATAAAAGACAGATTATCAGAGCAATCAGGAATAACCGCACTAGGGGTTCTGTTAGAATTAAAAAAAGTAGGTTTTTCTAACATAAGTGATTTAAAGAAGAACTGGGAAGAGTTTAAGGATTGGGGCGATTTAACGGAAGCTCAAAAAGCATCTATTTCGGAGATTACCCATACGGAAACAACGGTAGGTGAAGATTCTAAACTAAAAGTAACTAAAGTGAAATTGCATTCTAAGTTAGGGGCAATTGATAGGATTATTAAAATGCTTGGTTTTGATGATCAGGAAGAAACAGAAGTTTTTAAAGATTTAACGTTTAAAATCACACAAAAGAAATAGTAAATGGGAAAGAGTGAGCAACATGTACCTATTAAAACGTTACACCTTTACCAAGAGGGCAGACGAGGACTGTATTTAGGCTTAAATAGGTTGCCTAAGGATTGTGATAAATCTTTAAAGAAAAAGATAAATAAATGCCAGAAGCGCAAGTAGAAATACAAGTAAATGCAATCTATAAAGATTATGCTGAGAATTACCGAGGTCGGTATCTAGGTTTCTTTGGTGGTGCAGGTAGCGGTAAGTCTGTTTATGCTTCTCAATGGTTTATTCAACGAATGTTAGAGGAGCATGACGGCAAGCACGTGTTTTTGTTTATTCGAAAGTTCGCTTCTACAATACGAGATTCTTTGTTTAAGCGTGTTAAGAACGAGGTTAGTAGCTTAGGGTTATCGAAGTTCTTCAAATTCAATAAAAGTACATTTACGATAGAATGCATTCCTAATGGAAATGCAATCATAATGAAGGGGATCGACGATGAGGAAAAAATTAAGTCTATTGAAGGGATTACGGGTATTTATGTAGAGGAAGTGTCAGAGTTGGAGGAAACGGATTTCATGCAGTTAAATTTACGCTTAAGGGGTGTACATAGGTACCCACTTCAATATGTTTTTAGTTTCAACCCTGTTAGTGAAAAGCATTGGTTAGTTAAGTTTGTAGAGCCTAATCTATTAAGCAAAGCGGATCGCCCTAATAATTTAAGCGACAGACGGGAGCTGTTAGATAAAAAGGTTTGGGAGTTTGATACCATTACTGGAGATGAGAGGACAACTACAAGAATAATAAACTCAACGTATAAAGATAATCGATTTATTGATGAGGCTTATAAGAATCAACTAGAGGGTTATTCTAGTATATCTCAGAACTATTACACGGTTTATACTAAAGGACGATGGGGGAAACTAGACAAGGGCGCTTTATTTGTCCCTAAATTTAACAGTCCGTGCCATGTCGTAGAAAAATTGCCTTACGATCCATCTTTAGAGCTGCATTATACAGTAGATTTCAATGTGGCTCCGCAAATGAGTGGTCTAGTTATACAAAAGAAATGGATTAAGGACGGTTTCTGGAATGGTCACACTAATTATTGGGATTATCGAATAATAGACGAGATTAATGCAGAATACCCAAATAACGATGCTTATTCATTAGGTGATTTCTTTGCTAATAAATATAAACCAAATTATTTTTATTATCTTTATGGGGACGCCAGCGGAATGAAGCGATTAGGGACGAAGGACACAAAAACCCATTTCTTAGGACTAAAAAAAGGACTAGGTGATTATAAAAACTTATGTATTGATAGGATACCAAAATCAAACCCTCGTTATGACGGAATTAAGCATCATTCTTTAGGTAGGAAAGACTTTTTAAATGTCTGTTTTGAAGGTATTCGCGTTCCTGTTAGGATTAGAGTTGCAAAGCATTGTAAGAACTTAATATTAGATTTAGAAGAGTGCAAGGATGATGGAACAGGGCGATTGCTTAAGAAAAAGAATAAAGAGGGGGTAGAAGAGAGAGGGCATCATTTAGATGCGTTACAGTATGAAATTTGTCACCCTGAGTCAATAGGGTTTTTATCAAAAATAAGATAATAATTTATCAAAAATAAAACAACAATTACTATGTCAAAAACTACCGATTTCTTAGAAATAAAGTCATTACGCCCAAAAGAAAGAATGGCTCAGGTTACGGCTGGATTTGGTTTTGTGTATGAAGTAGATATACATACAGGTGCATTAAAGCTCGTTAACTCCACGAAGCAAGAAGAAAATAAAATAATATGATAGATTTAATTATGGTTACGATTGTATTTTTTACAGGCGTTCTATTTGGTTTTATTTTGTTATCTCTAGATGACGGTATGAAATATTTCATGTTAGAGGTATTGCCTGCTAAGGCTGTTAGAGACGACATTAAAGTAATTGGAGAGAAGATCAAAAAAGGATTATTGTCTGAGGCGAAAACAATTAAATTGCAAGGGTTAATGGATAACTTGAGTTATAAAGAGTTGAAATACTTAAAACAATGTCAAGAACACTATTTGATGCAAGTTATAAAAAGCGGTGAAAATGAACGAGTTACTAGCTAGAGCGATAGCAGGGTATAAACACATAGATTACAACAGAACCGTAGAGCTTGCAACTTTTTACGAGCAGGTTGCTACTGGAGTTGGTCAAGGGGAGCTAGTAGTGAACTATAAACCTAGGGAATCTGTAGAGCAAAAAGTGCAGCGTGTAGAAATAACCCAAAACCGCACAAAGTCCCCATACGGGAAAATACGAGGCTATTATAGGCGTGTATTTCGTGCGGATAAATTGAAGTTTGAAGTAAAAAGACCTGATGATGGAGATGTAACCGAAATTAATGATTATAGGGATGTTTATGGGAAAGATGGTGAAAGCTTAGTGCATTGGTCTGAACAAACAGCTTTATATTACAATGGGATCGACCCTAATGCTTTTTACTGGTGTAAAGACACAACTATAGAAGAGAAAATAAGCTTTGAACCTGTTATATTTGCGTCTAGGGAGGTTTTAGATTTTGAGATAAAGAAAGGTGTTGTAGATTATTGCATTACTGAAAAAGAAGAACCCGTATCTTATTTGAAAGGCAAGAATAAAGATAAAGCAACAAAGGTTATTAATTTATATTATTATTTTGATGCTGGTGGTTTGCAAATGGCAATTGCTTACGATCTTGAATTAGACCAAAATTCCGATTATTATGCAGAGTTTAAGCAAGGTGACGAGGAATCTTTTAGCCCAATTCAATTGAAAGGTGAAAAGTACATCGTTGTTGACTATTCTAACCAAGCAGGCACAATAGCAGTTTCTAGGGTGGGTTACAACCTAGACGAACAAACGCAAGGTAGAACTTATGTTTCTTATTGGGATGCAGCCAGCGAAGAGTTTAAACAGTTAATTAATATTGGTAGTGAGTATGATTTGACATTAAAACTACATACTTTTTTACAAAAAATACAGTACTACACAGCGTGTGACTATCAAGACGATTCACATTCTCGTTGTGTACATGGAACCTTACAACCAAGCGGGGGAGAATGTCCTTCATGTCATGGAACAGGTAGGAAGGTTTCTACAACTACACAGGATATTATCTTAATTAACATCCCAAGTAAAGATGAATCAGAAATGGTTATTAAACCGTCTGACTTGGTGCATTATGTAGAAGTTCCTACTAAAATCCTAGAAATCCAAAAGACGATTGTAGAAGAAAAGACACCAAAAATATGCGAAGCTGTTTTTGGTGTTGATATTTCTCAAAAATCCAATGTAGCAACAACTGCAACGGAGGTTATAAATCATTACGACACGGCACAAGATGCGTTACACGAATTTTCTAAGAGTCCTAGAAAGTTGTTTTTGTTTACGATCAATTACCAAGCTAAAGTTATTGGAGTTGACGACTTAGAGGCGGAACTGCTTTATCCTAATGAATACAATTTGGAGACCGAAAGCGAAATTCTAGCAATGTTAAAAGCTGCTAAAGACGCAGGAGCCAGCCCTGAGATAATTGAAAAATTAAACGAAAGGTTATTTGTAAAGCAAAACAGAACTGATTCACCATCTATGACCATTTATAACGAAATGCGTAAGTTTTTGCCGTTCGGTGGTCTAGATAAAGAATTACGCTCACAAGTTATTTTAGATCTTCCTTATTCTGACATACAGCGAGCTTTAGTATTGAATTTTAAAGAAATTACTGAACGTATTATATCCACCAAAAAGGATCAGTTCTTATTGGGCGATTGGGCAGCTAAAAAGGCTTTGATTAATGCAGAAGCTCAATTATTCGCAGATGAAGCAGTAAAAAGCAATAGCATTAGTAGTATGTCTTTATTGGATTTAGATACTGAAGAATAAAAGTATGGCAAACTTAAACGATCTTAATAAAATAGCACGAAAAAGAAGTACCTTTGTAGATTCTTCTGAAAAAGGTCTAATATCTAAGGCAGCAACTTTGCAAAGGCGTTTAAACGCTTATGTAACTAAAGTTCTTATTCCTAGTTTGGATATTAAAAACGGCAGTATAGTTAATTCCTCAACTAATCTAAAAAAGATAAATAAAGTAGCTGCTTTAAAACGTTTTGTTAGGGATGTAATAAATCTTAACTTATACGAGTACTACAACAAGCAATTTAAAGGCTTAGAATCGAGAACGACACCTTATTTTAATGAACTGGGCAACACCGCCGCAAAGAATAAGAATGTTTTAAATAAAGGCAATCTGTCAACTACTGGTTTTTTAGACAGTTTATTCGATAATAACGATATAGTAAGAAGTATTCAAAACACAATCAGAACCGCTATATCAAGCAACAGTAAAGTTAGCGATTTAAATACTTTAATTACTGAACAAATAAAAGGTAAAGAAGACAAGTTCGGAATTGTGCAATCTTTCCATTATAAAAATGGTGGTTATGATTCATTTCAAAATTACTCTCGAACTTTAGATGAAGCTTTTAGTAAAAGTCTAAATTTAAATTATGCTATTTATGCAGGGGGAAAAATAAAGACCACGAGAGAGTTTTGTTTATCAAGAAGTGGAAAGGTTTTTAATCGTGAAACCATAGAGGAATGGAACACATTGGAGTGGCAGGGTAAAATAGAAGGTGGCAATGTATTGATAGATGCAGGAGGTTACAATTGTAGACACGACTACGACTGGATAAGTTACGAATTAGCAAAACGAGTTAATCTAAATATAAAAAAATCTAAATACGACAAATGAAAACTTTAATTACGCTTATTTTTATTGCTCAATCATTTTTATCTTTTTCTCAGGATCAAAATAACGTAGAATATAAAGATAAGTTATTCCTAACTATTGGGGTGTCCTATTCTCCATCTTTATGTTTTAGTGCTGATGCGCAATTAAAAGGAGTTCAAAGCACTTATACGCCGTCTTTTGAAGTGACTGTTGGAAATAGAAACTTTGATGTTTACGCTAAAGCTGGTGAACTTTTAGAATTTGGTGTGCGTGGAGGGAACAACTTCCTTATGGCTGGCATTGGTTACTCGGTGAATTATAGAGCTGTCCAAAAAGAAAAACATATTGTATTTGCTGAATTAGGGTATCATGTGGAATTCAAGAAAGGTATGTTTTTATTTCTTTCTACAAAACAAGGTGTTTTACTTATGGAAAGCAGGTATTTCTTTTCACCTCTAAATGTTTCTTTAAAGTTCACAATAAATCAATAGCATGTTTAAGTTTTATCTAAATAACCAAGAGTACACCCCTGTAAACATAGGGGAATTGTCTATTGATATTAATCTGACAACAGATGCGGGAGCTTACTACTATGAGTATTTGCTAAATGGTAGCCCAATGTACAAAGGTGCTGCCTATAAGTTTATACGTAAGCATTCCGACGGTCAAAAGATAGAATTTAAAATAACAGAGCAAAATGATACAGGAGTATATCAGATTTATAAAGGGAAATTTACAAATCGAGCGTGTACGGACAATGAGGATGATAAAATAATAGAATGTGAAATAAGTACAGATAGTTTATATCGTCGCTTAGTTGATAATTACGATAAAACTTTCAATATGTTACTAACGCCTAACATAGTTAGTTCTCAGTACGAAAGTACGGGTTCTTATGAGTATTTAATAAGAGTTCAGGCGACCACTGCACCACCTGATGAACCCTTGTTTGGGTCGTATATTGAAGCCTCCCCAGGTGGAGTAAGTCCCTTTGTCGGTTTCTTAGTTTACGCAAGAGAAAGACAAACCACTTATTCAGTCGGTAGTAAGCCACAAAAACCGAAAGGTGATAGATGGGAGCTTTATATTGACCAAACCGAAAGCAAAAGTACTTCTACTTGGGTTCGAAAGCCTGATGTATTTATCAGTCCTGTTATTAATAATTCTTCATTTGCAGATACGACCGCAATTCCTCCGTTAATACCTCCAGTTCCCCCTGTTACGGCAGCAAATGAAGACTGGTATAATATGGGTACTATTTCAAATCCTTTTGTATCGGTTAGCTTGTGGATTGACTTTAACGTTTTAAGACAAGAAGAGCAATCTTTAAATAATGGACGTTTATTGGTTGACGTGATTAATTATGGTTTAAATCAAGATGTCCCCGAATTAGATGTGCAAAGCCAGTTCTTAACACAGATCATAAACCCCGTTAACGGTGAAACGCCAAGCACCACACAGGACATTCAAATACATGCAATTGGCGACATAAAAGACCCAGCCGCAACCGAACCAGCACAAAGGGAAGATGTACGATTGCGTGATATTTTAGAGGGTTATATTAGCGGCAAATTGAATTGTTTTTGGAGACCCGACGAAAGAACTAAACGCTTAATCATAGAAAACTATAAAAACGTTTTTAGTCAAAATGTAATAAACGTAACCCAAGATCAAAAAATACGCAAATATAGTCATGATAATACAGATATACCACGTTCAGAAGAATTTCCAAGCGAAGATAGTGCTATAGATTTTACAGGTGTTCCAATAGAGTATGATAATGAGGTGGCAAAAAATGTAAAAACATATAATGTTGATAAATTTTACAGCGAAGTTGAAAGTATAATAGAGAATCCAGAATCGTACCCTAAAGACGGATATGTTATGATTACAAAGGACTCATTAAAAATAGATGACCCTTTGTCGGAGGTTGGAAAGATTACGGGGAATTATGCACCAAATATGCCGCAAAGCATGGGGGTTTTACATGATAAGTTTTTCCCTTACTATAGACCTTTTGGGAGTGGGTTGTTAAACTTTAATAATACTTCTTTTTTTGAAAATAGACCTATAAAAAAACTAGTAGAAATAGATAAAAAATTATGTAGTTTTTACTTTTTTGATCCATACAGTAGGTTTGAAGGGAAAAACTTTAATAAAGGCTATTTAAAAACTGCTAATTACAATCTTAGCAGTAAAATAATAACCTTAAATATACAATACAATGAGTAATATATTTGCATTAAATGGGGCTACTCCTAGACAGCAAGGGACAGGGTTGTTAGTTTACAGTAATAAAGATCATATTTTCAGCAATGCAAGCAATGGATTTAATAGTACACAAGGATTGTGGAGAGTTCCAGCAAATAGAACCCCAACCTTTCAAATTGAGCTAGAGTATAATACATTGTTATCTTTTAGGTATTTAGAAACAAGAGGTTGTAATAATTTTACGGGTGTTGTTTTTCCTGTTCCAGTTGGGGGGGTGTCTTTGGTTTGGTCTGGCTTGGTTAATGGGTTACAAAGGTATCGTTTTCAGACTAGTGATAATTTCATAATGGCTACCCCTGCACCGTCGGGTCGTTGGGTAGGTGAAATTATAGTTCAAGATGGTGCACAACAAATTATTTATTATACAGAAGAATTTATAACAACAGGGTGTTGCTATGGCTAATTTGTTAAACTTCATAAACGCATTAAAAAATATTTCTAGAGATTTAATTGACACTAGAGAACAAGAAAGTATTGTCATTGCTAATGATACAATAGCTTTAGTCAGGTTACGTGTCCAAACAGACAAACAAGATGCCGATGGTTCTGATTTTGGTCAATATTCCGAGGCTGTAGTGCCTCAATGGATGCTGTACGGTAAGTCTTTGAGTGATGGTGCAGAACAAAGGGTAAGAGATGGCGAGTGGTTCCAATCCTATAAGGATTTACGAGAAGCTAATAACTTGGAAACGGATGGTATTGATTTCACTTTTAGTGGAAACATGTGGAGGAATACAGGAGTGAATAAAGTTAAAAATACATCATTTACAACTTCGGTTAGCATAGGTGGTCAGACAGAAATGGCGAGCAATAAGCTAAGTTATCAAGAGCCTAGGCATGGGAATATCATAGCAATAAGTGATGAAGAGCAGCGCCTAGTCATTGAGGCTCACGAAGAAAGGGTAAATAAACTAATAAATAAATACTTAGGGTAATGAAATTAAAATACTTAATAGACACTAATCTAAGCCAAGAACTAGAAGCACTTAGTTTTGTCGATAGATACGCTAGCATAGTAAAGACTATAAGTGTCTTGCAACCAAACGGAACTGATTCAGGTACACAAAAAAGATACCCTGTTGCATGTAATGTTTCTGCATCTGATTGTAATAATACGGGCATTTATCAAAACTTAGTCCCAGACGATAGCAAAAAAAGTGTTGTGTATTGGGAAGAAATTACACCAATGCAAAACTCAGGCTATACTAAGGCTAATAACTTTTACATTAAAAAAATGTTAGGAACAGCTAGACTGGTAGTCTGGTTAAACTTAAATAAGTTAGGGATTGATAATTGTAGCGATGCTATATTGACATTACCACCCATAGAAAAGATAATTACAAAAAAGTTTAATATAATTGGTGGAATATATGACACTAATCTGTTGATTATTCAACCCAAAGGAATGGTTAAAAAAAGTCCAAAAAGCATTTTTGGAAATTACACTTATCCTGAAAATATGCAATACTACTTATATCCTTTTGATTATTACGCAATAGATGTTCAGTTTGAATTGCACCAATGCTTAAATAAAGGTGGAGTTTTCCCTATTCTACCGTCAATTGATTGCTTTAATAAATAAAATATGACAACGGAAATATTTATAAAAATAGTTTTATGTTCTGCTATATTTGGCTGGTGCTGGGTAGATGTACTGACACCTGATAGAGCGATCTTCGACAAGATAAAGGCTTATTATCCCGTTAGTTTTGAAAAGTGGACGGGTTGTTCTATGTGTTTTGCTGCTAGGGTTAGTATACTTGTTATTTGTATTTACTATATCTGTAATTACAACTTTTGTAGTGTGCTGGATATTCCGTATATTGTACTTGCTCCAATGGCTACAATGGCTGTTGTTCAATTGCTAAAGAAATAAATTAATCGCATAAATATATTATACAATGGCAAAAAAGAATAAAGACCCTTTAAATGAAACATTTGAACAAGTTTTCGAAAAGTTCAATGTTTTAAATAAACCAAAAACTTTAGTTAAAGATGGAAAGATCCCGTCGCAATTTATAGCTAATGGTTTTAAGTATATAATTGCACCACCTGAGAAGGTGTTTAACTTGAATAGAAAAGCTTACTTTGATACTCTAGAAATTGCCTTTGCTTTAAATAGAACACCTCAGCAAATTGCTGACTCTTTTGTTACCATGTACTCTAACCAATTAGCATTAAGCAGCAACACAGCACCTAATGACTGGATGAAACTACAGGATAAAAACTTAAGGGATTGTATAAACTTCATGGACAGCATGAAAGATGATGATTACAAGCGTCTTCCAAAAGCTTATTTTCTATGTACTTTGTTTATAATTAAAGAGGGTGAAGATTTAAGCGAATGGTCACCAGATTTGGCACATGAAAAAATTGAAGACTGGACTAAAGAGAATTTAAATCCTTTTGATTTTTTTGCTATTGCTCTACATTCTTCAAAAAATTGTCAAGAGATTATGAAACCAGATTGGGTAAATATCTAGGTGGAAAGAAAGGCAAAAAGAATCTAGAGCGTTACAGTAATATAAAAATAAAAAAAGGAAAGCTAGAATTTAAAGACAATTTTGTTACTGTCCTAGACACTTCTTTTGAAAGCTTTGATTTAGTAGTTAATAACACGAACTACACACCTGAGTACCTGAAAAGTATTTACGTTGTTGAGTTTTTTAAAATATTACAAGCGATTGAAAAACGCATAAAGTAAGAATATGGCAATAGAAAATATACAAGTAGAAATTACGGCAGATGATAGCGGATTTTTAGAATCTATTGAAGAGATGAACTCAGAAGCTTTGGAGCTTGACGCAACGGCTAAGGATTTAAATAAGTCCTTAGATAAAGCTTTTCAGCCTAGGCAAGTTCAAGGCTTTCAAGGTGCATTAAAGGGTGCAACAACAGAATTAACTAAGCAGGATGCTCAGGTAAAAAAGAGTACAAAAAGCTTTTCTGGCTTTAATAAGGCTGGGGGGCGAGGTATATCTATGTTGTCACGCTTTACAGGTGTAGGAGGTAGAGCTACACGATCTTTAGGGGGGTTAGCCTTCGCATTGAGTGGGTCTCCTTTTGGTGCTTTTGCTTTAGCGGCAAGTGCTGCGACATTAGCTTACTCCTTTTTTGCTGAGCAAATCACAGGAGATAACGACGAAATTATAAAGAAAAACAAAGAATTAGAAAGTAGTATTAATTCTTTATCTAACAGTCTTTCTAAGGGGTTTCAAGAAGGGAAATTAATTGCAATTGATTTAGAGGTTTTGCAGGGTTTAAGCGAAGCAGAAGCGAGTTTAAAAAGGATTGATGTTTTTAATGAAAATATTTCTTCTGCTAGATTAGCACTAAATAAAGACAATAATGAAGCGTCTAGGCTTGAGGTTGCTTTGGCAAACAGAACCCTTAAGACGGACACGGAGAAATTAGAGGCAAGAAAGCGATTAACTGAAATTGACCTAGAGAGACTAAGGGTTGCAAATGAAATATCAGCGAATGAAACAAGGATCATAAGAGAACAGTTAAAGCAAGAGCAGATATCTAAGAGGAATTCCGAAGAAAGAAGAAAAAGAGCGATTGAAACACAACGCCTTTTTGATAGCCTTATAACTGATGAGCTTGAAAAAAGACTCCTTGCTTTAGATAAAGAAGCAGCTAACAGGGATAAAAGCGCAAAAGAAAACATAACAAATACCTTATTGTTAAATCGTTTCTTGTTACAATCAGAAGAAAAACTAGAGCAAGACAAATCAAATATCCGAAAGCAATTTTCCGATGCAGAAATAAAAGCTCGTAAAGCTTTACAAGCTCAATTAGTAATAGACGAAGAGGCGGCAGCCATAGCAGCCGCACAAAAGTCAGCAGATGATAGAACATCGCAAATAGATGCGATTATCAAAGATGAGGGTGAAAAAGCAAAACTAACAAGACTGAATGAAGAGAAGTTACAAGCGGATATTTCTTCTATTCAAATCAAGTTTGCCGATCAAAGAAAGCAAGAAGGTATAAAAGAACAACAAGAGTTGTTTAATCTTAGAAGTGCATCATTTGAAGCACAGGCTTTGCAAGAACAAACGCTTTTTGAAAATGAATTACTTTTAGAGAAACAAGCTTTTGAATCGACAAAACGAACAGAAGAAGAGTTAACCGCTTTCAATAAGCGGCAAAACGATGAAAAACTTAAACTAGAATTAGAGTTCCAGGTAAAAAGGCTAGAACTAGCTAAACAATACAACAAAGAACTAACAAAAGAAGAGACAGCAGCTTTAGAGGCTCAAATAGCTTTATTAAAAACTAGACTTAGCGGTATTGGTTCAGAGATAGCAGGAGAAGCGAAAACAGACGCAAAAAATGGAAGTGGTCTGTTTGGGCTGCTTGGTTTTTCAGAAGGGACACAGCAAGACATACAAGCTGTACAAGGAGCATTAGAGCAAGTTACACAAGCTGTTTCACAAGCAACAGCCGAACGAGTAGCTTTATTGGATGAAGAAGTACAAAAGCGAACAGAAAGAATAAACGAACTACAAGATAACCTAAACGCAGAAATTGCACTAAATGAACTTGGAAAAGCTTCAAATATTAAAGCGGTGCAGGATCAATTGAGGCAAGAAAAAGCAGCAAGGGATAAAGCAGAGAAGGAAAAAGAAGAAGCAGCTAAAGCACAGTTTGCTATAGATGCTGCTTTACAAGCTTCTAATTTAATAACGGCTATATCTGGTCTTTATAAATCGCTAAGTGGGTTGCCCTTTGGAATAGGTGTTGCTTTAGCGACTGCATTGAGTGGAGTTTTAGTTGGTTCTTTTGTTGCATCTAAAGTTACGGCAGCAAATGCGGCGGGTTTTGCTGATGGTGGCTACACTGGAGATGGTGAAAAGTACGAGGTAGCAGGAGTAGCCCATAAAGGAGAATACGTTTTTGACCAAGAATTGACAGAAAGATTAGGGTTAAAGAATGTACCTATTACTAAAGTAGATCAAGTTTTAGGTGAACATTACAGCGACAACATACCCGATTATACAAATGTCAAAGTAGTAAATAGTAGGATAAGAGAAAAACAATCGGAAGTCCACAATAACAATAAAATACAAAGATATCAAGCTATAAAAGAAGGTTTTAAGGATGAATTTAAAACACAAAATAAGCTTTTAGAAAAAATAAACAATTCGCTTTTAAATATGCCTGTATCTACTCAAATATCAGAAGGCGTTTTTCGAGTACAAAAAGGATCTAGGACAGAAATTTTTAAAGTAAAATAATTATTAAAAATAAAAAAACATGAGAAAAGGAAACATTAAAATTGATTTTGATTCAAAGGGTAATCCTGTATTGTCAAAAAGCACCCCACCGTTTATCATGTGGGTACTTGATGAATCTAAATTGTCAGAAGTAGACAAAATCATTTTAGAAGAAGTTAACTTCCCTAGAGTTGTAAAATCTGGCACAGTAGTTCAGAAAATTATACGCAAGCACAAAACTAGAAGAGGTTTTGTAGATCAACAAAAAATTGAGCTTGGACATATAAGATATAAGCCATTTTCAAAAAATATTGCTTTAAGCCAAGTTGCAAAAAGCACTATCCGAACAAACGGCTTTAGTCAACAGCAAATAGAAAAGCAAAAAAATGAAATTGAAGACCAGCAAGCTAGTAAGCATTTTGAAGCTTATTATTTGAATGGTTCAGGAATGGACGACGAATTAAAAAAAATATTAGCTGCTTTTTCTCAACCAGCACCAACGCCAAGCATGCAAAATACAAAAAGTGTAACAGAAGAAAAAGAAGAGGTTGCACCAGTAGAGTCTTTTGATGAAGTAAAGAAATTATCTCCTACGCAAAAAAGCAAAGCCAAAAAACTATATGCCCTCGCTAAAGATGCCGAAGAAATAGCAATAGAATTAGGCGTTGAGCAAAATCGAGTTATTGAATATTTAAAAACATTAGTAAATGAAAAAGTATAAATACAAGGCTGTTAGCCTTCACAATAAAGTTCATTACAAATGGATGAATTGCACGGAAAGGGTTAAGCAATCAATAGAAGCTCAACATCCTAATAAGTTTATTTTTGAGCTAAATGAGAAACCAGCACCAACGCCAAGCATGCAAAAGAAAGAAAATCCACCTAAAAAGTAAACATTTAAATAAAAATATCGTATATTTATGGAAATCACAAAGGAGGTGCTTACTAGCATCGTGGGACTTCTCGGTTCCGAAGAATTAAAAAAGGATGTCATATCTATAATTGACAGTTTAGAATCAGACTCAAATGTTTTTGAGTCGATTAAAAGTGATCTTATTTCTTTTAATAACAATCGAAACACTGAATTAATTAGTAAGGGCTATAGGCAAGAAGCCAAAAAAACCGAAAAGCTAATTAAGGAAATTTTCACTAATGTTAAGTTTGAAAATAATAGAAAAGATGAAATGCTAATCGAGCTTAGAGATAAAAACGGTTTCAATTCAGATAAGAAAACTAAAGATTCAAAAAAAATCACATTACAAGAAGCTTTGAAGGTTGACGAAATTGCAACACACTTTGAAAAATTACAAAACAAGGCTAAAGAATACGATTCACTAAATGAAGAGTTTCACAAGTACAAGAACTTGCAATCTGTAAAGAGTCACGCTTTGGGGGTTTTGCCTAATATTGGGGCAAAATTTAGCTCTAACGAAAGACTTAAAAAAGTGCAAATGCAAGAACTAGAAAGGCTATTAAGTACTTTACCACATAAAATTGTTGATGATAAAGTTATTATCCTAGATGAGGACGGGGATCCATTAAATGACCCCAATACCTCAAAAGCTTTTGAATTTGGTGATTACTTAAAAAATAATGTTGCTTTAGAGTTTGAAGAAGCCAAAGAGAAACAACAGGATAGAAATCCTAGAGTTCCAAAAGAAGGAGGAGAAAGAACTACATTCGGCTACACTAGCCAACAAGTTAAAAACTTCACCCACGACGACTTTAAGAACGCTAAGCTAAAAGGTAAAACGCAAGAAGCGGATTTTATTGCCAAAGCAATTAAAGACAATTTGAATGCTTTGCAGAAATAATATAAAAAATAATAAAACATGGGTACTTTTTTGCCAAGCTTAATGGATGCAGCCAAGGTCAACTTAGATACAATTCTAAAAACTAGAGCTACAGTTGATCCACATTTAAACTTACTACCAGTAACACAAGAAGCTTTATTGCTTAATCAAACAGCTAATGTAACGCCAATTATGGACGGTGCAGGTACAAGCTGTGTAGGTCTTAAAGTTTACTATTACCAAGCAGATGATACAACTATTCCTACAGGTTCAGCTACAGCAATTGCAAGTGATTGTGAATTGACTTCGGGGGATGGGATAGGAACAGAAGGGGTAGACTATAACTTAAACTTTTTTTTAAAGCCTTCTATTCAGTTGAATGATAGAAAGTGTGACCAATTGACTGATTTTGCAGAAGATGTTGCGTACGCATTAGCTACCAAGATGCACTTAATGTGTAATTCTTGGAATCAAAATGCTATTTCAGCACTTGAGACTAATAAATCTGTCGCTTATGCTGGGGGTGTTAGTGGCGTAGACAATGTCACCCTTACTGGTGGCGAATATACGATAACTGGTACAGAGTATTGGCAGGGCGCAAGTGCTGCTGATACTCTTGCAACGCTTGATTTACTAGCCGACGTAAACGGCTTGCCAAGCAACTATATCATTATCTCTGGTCGTGCTTTGCGCGTGTCTTATGATCTAGCGCAAACACACCGTGTGAATGACAATGAAAGATCTTATGCTTTACAGTTTGGGCAAAGAAAACTATATAACGATGTAGATTTTTTAGATGCAACTATTGGTGCTGAGTGTATTTATTTAGTAGATCCTGCTGTAATTATGTCTTATTTCCATAGTGAATACCCGTCCACTCCTATGCCTATGGATGACAAGGATAATACTTACAACTTTAGTTTAGAGTTAAAGTATTACGACCAACACCAACAAGGAGGTGCAGGTATGAGAAATTTGCAATTTATTAATAATGGTAGAATCGAAAACGCTAGAATTGACGTACGATATCAAAAGACTTGTAATTCGACCACCAATAAATACGGCAAACCTAGTCAAGATCATTTTTGGGAATTAGACCTTTGTGCATTCTTTGAAATTGCACCATCTACAGACCCACAGCAAACGGGTATTATAAGAGTAAACAAAGCGATCTAGTAAATGGATTGTTTAACCAACATAGTAGGTCTAAGTAACACAGAGTGTGACTGCTGGGATAGCAAAAAACCCGTTGATTTCAACGACTTAAATGCTTCGTCTAGTGGGTTATACATATCCGAACCGAAAACCGTTCCTTTGCGAATGGTTGGCGGTTCGGCCGACTGTGAAAACGGTGGCGTATGGGATTTGTTAATTACTGCCAGAGATGGTGTTGATGGGCGAGGCGGAGCAGTAAGGGAGCTTGTAAAGGACTTTCTAGGAGCTACGCAAAGAGTTAAGCAAAATCAGTTTTTGCCCTTTCAGCATATAGGCGACGATTACTACACAAAAGGTAAGTTAGTTCGTGGAGCTATAGTAGGTGTGTTTTTTGAACCTTATAGGATCAAAGGGGGTAAGCTGAGGATTAGTTCTTTTGATATTGCATTCTATAGCGGTATAACAACTTCTGCGAATGTAACTATTAGTGTTTATTCTAGCTTAAACTTTAACACTCCAAAAGCAACAGCAGTTGCGACGGTAACAGGTAATCAGGATTTCTTTACAGCAACGTTAGTAGATGAGTTAGTGGTAGATTTAGGGGATATAAGAAACGATGTAAACGAAAGAATTTATATAACTTATGAAATACCAAGCGGGGCTACTCCGATATGTAATAATACAGAAATAAAAGCATGTTGCGGGGCTAATAAATACGATAGAAACCCCCATTTACAAATCATGCGCAACGTTACAGGTGTTCAAACGGATAATATTGCTAATATTAAAACAAATGTATTAGATAGTTCTTCAAGCATGAACGGTTTGCGTATAAATGCATCTTTTGAGTGTGACTATTATAGCTGGCTTTGTCAGTTGGCGCAAGCTCCAAACGAAAGTTACGGAGTCGGTGCAGGAGACAGGGTTCCTTTAGGGATGGCTTTAGCGGATGGCTTGCGTGCAAAATGCGTTATGAACTTAATAGATAGCCTTTTACTAGGCAAAAGGATTAATCAGTACAGTATGATTCAAGATCCTAAGCAACTATTAAGGCAAAGAGCTATTTATAAAAACATTTATTCTTTGTCAATAGACAACTTAGTTTATTACATGCCTTCGGACGTAACTGATTGCTTAGTTTGTGCAGAAAACAACAAACTGTCTAAAAAACCATTATTGGCTTAAAAAAATAAATAAAATGAGTAACGGAATTAATATAATGGCGGTAAATTGCGACAACTTAGAATGCCCTGGGGGGATATTAGGTGCGGCTGGGACGATCACTACTGACTGCCTAGAGGTTGATTTATCTCAAATAGGTGCCATAATCCTGTGGCACCCAACGCTAGGTACGGCTCCTACAAATTGGGGTAATAGCATGGCTGTAACGGATTTTGATATAGATAATTCAGATGCTACTGATACAAAGCAGAAGCGTTTTCCTTTGATTGGGAACTTAGCAAAACCTGAGTATCAAAAAATTAGTACTATTGCTTTTAATAGTGTAACTATCTTGAAAACGAGAGCATTTAACTTTAGAATGTTTCATGTAGATTTAACAACCTACGATTTTTTGAGAAAAGTAGAGTGTGGGAAAATTCGCCCTAAGTTTATACTAGAAACAGAAGGTGGGTATTTGTTAGGAAAAGATGGAGGAATCGATTTTTCAGATATTGAATTAGATGCAGTTTGGAATGAGGGAGAAACAGAGGTTGAATACTGGGAAGGAGTTATTTCTTTTAAAACTAAAGTTAGTCCTGATAAAGTTTTAAATCCTCTACCAGCTTTATAAGATGAGATTTTATATTTATGCGATAGAACCCGACTAGCATTGTTGTTCTTCGGGTTCTTGCTTAAAAACAAACTATGAACGCAAAAATAATAGCATACAATTACAATAAGGCAAATCCAGAAAGCTGTAGTGACTTTTCTTTAAATGTTTATTGGGGAGCGAATTATAGAAATGCCTTTTATGTGTGCGGTGATTTTGGGCGTTCTACCTTTTCGGATATAATAGAAACAACAGTAGATTCTGCTGGGCAGACAATAAGAACCAAAAACACAACTATACAAAGGTTTATTCTTGATGTTGTTGCTATTTCACCTTTAATGGCTTTTTTAAAAACAATAGATAAGCATGATGTTAAAGAAATTATTTTTTTAGAAACAGGCGAATCATTCAGTATAAAGCAAGCAACCCGTTAGACCTGTATTTTGAGACATGGCAACTTTACTACGAGTCAGACGGAATTACTCCAGCCAGTAGCGGCAATATAGTCTTACAGGTGTAACAGTGTTGGTCATGCTAATTCTGTAAGATTTGACAAAGCAGCTTTTGCGCAGGATAATGGATATTATAGTGATGAGACTGAAGATAAAGCGGTTTCTTTGCGGTTTGAATTATCTATTGATGGTAGTGATTTTGAGCCTACAAACTTAGATTACGTTTACACTGTTTGGGGTGCGTTCCATTCGGCAAATGTGCTAAATCCTGTCTCTTTAGAGTACGGAGTCACGACGCTAGGAAAAGAAAATCAAAAGAACACACTAAGCACTATTAGTGATACTAGAGTCTTTTTGCCTTCAGGAAATTCTAATACAGTAACATCTCCTGTGCTTAATTCATTTACTCCGTTTTCAAACACTTACCTACTTGGGACCACTGGGGCAAATGAACAGGGGTTCACCTCTGCCCTGACAACTCCCCAAGGATACATTGGGACAAATTACAGAGGCAGTTACGATGCTGCAAATTTTTTCTTTTCTCTTGATTCTTCGAAAGAGGTTGAGCAATCTATTAACGTACTTAATTTTACAACGGGTAGCAGTCCTTATGACATTAGGTTGGATTACTTGTATGTAAGAGATACAGGTACTGGCGGCTTTCCTGAGTTGGGTAGTATTGGCGCAATAGGAGACGCCGAAATATTGTTAAACGGCATAGTTGTATCTAACCCACCTATTGCACCTTCAACCACTAATTTAACAGCCTTTCAAGATTTCACTATTCCTGACACTAATTTAAATACCATAACTTTTAGAGTCCCGACAACAACAGGTTATGTAATATTCACAGAGTTTCAAATTCAACTTAAACCCTTGTATTAATGTATATAAAAAAAACTAAGGTAAAAAATATGTCTATTGGCCTAGGTGATACATATTTTGCTGTTAATAAGAAAGGAGAGGCTATAAATGAATATGCTAGAATTCTGCCTTTAAAATCTTACGGCTATTATGGTAAAAAAATGAAAAGCGAATTAAACAAAGGCTCTGTAATTCAAAAAGTATACAATGAAGCTATAGAGTACAAAGGGAAAAGAAGCAAAGCCCTTTTAGTCGCCTCAAATGTACAGATAAGTAAAGATTCGCTTGTTGCGCTTGTGTATAAGCATTGCATTGCAGAAGTAAACACAGAAATGGGGGTAATGGATATCTTAATTCAATTAAATAAAAAAGGCTATCAAGTAATAAAAAATAAATAAATGACAATAATAGCAAAAGAAATCGGTTTCGTTTCAATTATAGACAATTCTTTGCCAACTGGCAATCGGATAGTAAAGTCTTTATCTTTAACTTCTGTGGCAACAGCTAAATTTAACACTACCAGCCCTAGTTTAGTGGTTTTTAAAGATTCAAGAGGTAAACCAACAGGATCTGCGGCAATAGATAGTAATTTACAATTGCAAGACTTTGGCGGGGCGCCTGTTAATTGGGCTGGATCAATTGATGAACTAATAGTTAAGCTGAATAACGAATACTTTATAGAACCATCCAGCGGCGGCGGTGGCACCTCTGACACTACAGCAGCTAACCAAATTGCAAACATTAATAAGTTAGAAGAGATACGCTCACAACAAGCAACCTTGAATGAGCAAGAGGTGCAAACAGAGAAACTAAATGAAATTATTGACCAGAAGAAAGAGGTTAATAATGAATACTACTTTAACTTTTCAGATATAGAACGCCCACAAAATGCGATTCAATTCCCTTTGACTTGTACAATTCAGGCCACGCCTAGTATTGGTTTTGGTGAAACTGTCCCAAGTGCAACATACGCAGATTTTGACGCTTTAATAACCGCGTTTAATAACGGAATAACTTTATATTCTATTGAAAAACGTAGTGATGACTCGTTTTACATATTGGATGCTAACGAGGATATAAATCAAGAGTCAGAATTATCATTAGTATCTTTTAATACGGGATTCTTAACTCCCCGTGTTTTTCGGTTCTTTAGACTAAATAAAGGGGCCTATCCAGCAGAAGAGATTAACACAGGGCGAACAGCAAACGAATTAAGTTTAAATAGCATAGGAACGGGAATAAACCAGTCTTTTGATGCAACTTTAACCGCTGGGGAAAGTTTAGTTTATTATAATTACAAAAAGTTATCTATCGATATTAAAGAGATCACCACAGGTGATACATTGTCTGTTTCTTTGTTAGATGGTGGATTTTTAAGCAAAGACTACCCTTATACAAACTTTGCAAGTGAACTGATAACAGGCGTTGAATTTGGTAGCGAAAATAGAGTAAGTAAGATTCCTGTTAAGGTAACAAATAACAGCGGGAATAATATTGTGTACACAGTAAATTTAACTAAATAATGGGACTAATTAAAAATACCAATAAGCAAACACAATTTACTATTAGTTTGTCTTATTCAGGGAATGGATTAAAAAACTTAACCGTAGACCCAGATTTGAAAGGAAATACAATTCCTGTTGGTTCAGTAGGGGACATTATACGAATATTTGATAGAACTGCTGGAAATGTTAGATATTCTTTTGATGGTGATCCTCCTACTGTTGACAGTCCATACGCAACAGGTAATCAGTCTTTTAATGTTTGTGAAAATGTTAAATTTGACGATTTTCTAGTTCAGGCGACTGCGGGCGGGTCTAATTATTCACTTATTCTTAGATTAAACAAATAAAAAAAATAAAATATGGCAACTCACATTGTAGCAGACATTTACGCATGTACTGAGCATTTTTTAGTGTTCACAAATTTAACTACTGATCCTAACGCAACTGTTTCAAGGCAATTGTTGCACTATTCAGAAATAAGAGACTTTCAGCAGTTCAATGATGGGAACGGTACAGGTTTTACAGGTGAAATATATACGGTTTTCAGCAATGGAGATCAGCAAGACCCCCCGTTTAATTTAAACAATACATCTTCTTTGCCTACTGGTGATTTATTAGGCATCAACTTCTATCCGAAAGATGCGCTCGTTGGCGCAACCCCTATAGTTATCACTGATAATAAAACTTTTTTTGAGGCTATGGCTATGGCAATTGGGGCAGATAATGCCGCAATATCTTTTTAATCATAGTAAAAAAGTTTATATTTACAGAAGTTTGGTTAAGGATTGAAAATGTTTTAAATTTGAAGTAATGGAAGATTGGTTAGGGTTTGTGTTGTGTGTTCTTTTGCTATTGAATATACTTTTAAAATTTGTAGATTGGTATTTGAGCAGCAAAAAACCTGAACCAATGACTTTTTTACAATTTATAAAGGCACTTGATTTAATAGACAACAAAAGTCAATTAACTAAGGATGAGATGGAAAGTATGTTTACATCCGTAAAGAACTTTATTTTAATAGAGATAAGAAAAGCAGAAAAGAAAAGGTATGACAACGAAAAAGGTTTTGGAGAAGAAAAATAAATTATTTAGTAATTACGAGTGTCTTTTATACTCTTTCAGCTTGTGTTATTTAGCTTGGTATTCTTATCCCACTATAGAAATAAACAACGACTTTACGCCAATCTACAGGGAGGCTATTAAGGCTGTTAACCCCTTAGAAATAGTAAAAGATGAAGACACATATAAAGATTTTGTTACCTTTTAAATAAAAAAAAATGGAATATTACAATAGCACACTCAATATAAAAATCGTAACTGACTTAGACACTAATAATGTACAAGTTATTTATGTTACGAGTGGCCTAGCAGAATCTCATATAATTGATCGAGAATCTGTCGAGATGGCAAATGCATGGATCGAGGAAGAAGAAAACAGTAATCGAATACCGGGCATTGGCTTAGGCATGTTGCTTATTCGATTAGGTAGAGCATTTGAGAAAGCCGCAGGAGGTGGAACAAGTGCAACATAAAGAATTGTTTCTATAGTTTAAGTTAGCCCCGTTCTCGATTGAGACGGGGCTTTTTTTTAACATGGGATTAATTGCCATAAAGAACCTTTGCATTTCTTATTTTTTATGACATTTCTTTTTATATTAGATTGAGGATCATATCCATATTCTTTTTTTAATTCTTTACCGCCTTTAAATTCTTTGTTATCAGCAAGTCTTTTAAAAATTAATTTAGGTTGTCTGTATTTTTCCAAGTGTTTTTTATTTTTATTCAAAAATCCTTTTTTGTAAGATATTTTAATAGATTGGGAAATAGTTTTAATCTCTAAATTACAAGCTCTACAGTCGTGCCAAATTTTGTTTTTCTTAGAATAACATTCTTTTTCTTTTTTTAATCCAATAAATAGCCTACCAACCAGTTCTGAAACATTAAAACTTTTCTTTGAGTTGTTATAACTTAAAGATACAGATAGAGTTTTGCTCAATTGCTTCATGTTATTGGGGTTACTTTTTTTTACGGTTTGCTTTAATATTTTTTCTGGTTTCTCCCAATAACCTTTTCCGCACCTGACTATTCTTTTTTCAGACTTCACCCTTCCCATATTAGACACAGAATAAACACCATCATACAAAGGTATATCATTCCAAATTTCACCTTGTATGTTTTCTAAGTCTTGGTTTAAGTAGTGCTGCATTTTATTTAGTTTTGAAAATGATAAAAAGTATAGTACTTATACCTTTTAATTAAAAGTTTTTCATCGTTGTAAATAACTGTAAAGGCACGTCTTTTAAACATGCACACGAACTGAATTCCTTCTTTAGTGTATTCAATATCTCCCATTATTTTATAAGTTCTTTTACCGAATCCTTTAGGGAAGATAGTTAATGACGTTGAATCTAAGTAGATGTATCCATGTTCAATAGAATACTGTATTGGAGAAAAGTATTCTCCCTGTTTGTACGTGGTAGACTTGAACTTGTAATTTTGTCCCAAGCAAAGCAAAGGAACTGCAAAGATGAAAGATAATAGAATGTTTTTCATTACGCTTGTTTTCTAAAATAGTAATAAGTTATCTTTCTAGGCGTTTCGATTTTCAAAAACCCGTCAGTAAATTTAAACTCATAAGCGTTGCCTTTTTCGTCCACTCCTACGCCCTCATAGTTGCCGTGTCTCCCTCTGAATGAATTAGGACTTAAGAAAAACTCTTTTCGTCTGTCTGGCTTAATTTTAACGCCCCCTGTTAGCTCGTTCAGCTCAATAATACCTTGTAAGTTTCGTTTTACAGGTTTTGGTTCAAAATTCTTTTTACTCTTTTTGATTTTCTTTAAAATATTTACCGTTACGAATTCTTTTGTAATTGTTTGAGCTGTGCATGTTAGCGACATTGATGTCGTCAACATAATTAATATCAATGTTTTCATTTACTAGTTTTTATTTTTTATTTAAAATACGTAAAAATTAAGAAACTTACTTGTCCCATTTTAAGCCAAGTATTTGATAAACGTATTTCATACCTTCATCTATTTGCCATTGAAGTCTTTTTTTATGCTTATCAATATGTTCTTTTGCATATTTCAACTGTGACACAGTTAAGGTGCGTTTACGTTCTTCTAATTCGGTTGTACAGGCGCAAAAGACCTGAATGTCTTTTGTGTTTTCTATTTCTTTTAGTATTTCGTTGTATGTTCTCATTGCGTTATATTTACAATGCCTTTTGCTAGTTTTTCTATTTCTGCAAAACTTTCTGACCAAGAAAATATTAGATTTTGTTTTTCTTTTATTTTACTCTTTAAATCTTCAATTATCGCAGATTTATTAGTCTCGATTGCTACCGATCTATATCCTAGAACTCTTGATATAGGGTATTTCTGAATGCAAACCTTATTACTTTGATTACCACCTAATAGCCAAACATAGTTTTCATCTCTTTTTATAAAAAATCCTACATGACCATAGTTAGAAATTTTTGACACTCTCCATAATACGCAGATGTCCCCTTGTTTAGGTGTTGTGGTTTCTTCTCCGTACTTCCCCCAATCTCTGGCACGAACAGTAGGCTCGTAAAACATTGAGGCTTCATAAAAACAATAACACATCCAAGCAGCGCACCACGCCGTTTCATCGTCTTTAATCCAGCTTTCTTTTGCGGCTTTAAAGGCTGCTATAATCTTTTTTTCATGTTTACTGCCTCTAATTTCTTCTAAGTCGTAATTGTCTAGGCAGATTTTAAATGCTTTATTCATCTTTCTTCAATTTTAATTTGTTCTTTCATAAAGTTAGCTGTTTGTTCCCACATGGAATTATTTTTCGTAATAGTTGAATATAAAATTCCAAGTGTTAGCACGACAGTTATTATTGATATAGTTGTAATCATAATTTCTTTTCTATTTCTTCTAACTTACTTAGAATGTTTTTAAAAATTTTATCGTTCATTATTTCTAAATAATCCTGCGACTCCCATTTTTTATTATTTCAATTAATGTAAAAGATTATTCCTATTAGAAAGATTACATTAGTGATCCCTGATATAAGTGCTATCATTTTAATCTGGTTTATTTTGTTTCCTTTCTTGAAGATCTTCTATTTCGCTTCTAAGTTCGTAGTTTTCTTCTTGAATGTTATTAACTTGTTCTTTTATCTGATCCCTCTCTTTGTCTCGTTGGATTGTTAAAGATATTAAAGTCCGATTAAGTCCGTAAATGTGTCTTATTATCCAAAAATTACCAATCAAAAGTATTGTTACAAAAATTAATATTGTAATTAATAGTACTAATTTCATTTTATTTCTATTTTGTCTAAGTTATTAAATAAATCCTTATCGTAATACACTGTACATCCGTTAAGCTTGTTGTCACTATCCTTGCATTCGTTTGTCTTAGCTTCAAAAAAGATGAACCCGTCGGTTTCGTAAAGCTCAACTAGTATTACACAGGGATCTATAATGTTTCGGGGTGGATGAAAATGACTTTTATTTAGCAAATCTGGCACCCCTTCGTAGAACCTTGATTTTGTTTTCATTCTGTAGCTCCTTGGGTTTTCTATTCTCTCTATAAATCTACCAGAAGTTCTTTTTAAGCAAAAGTAAAGTCCTATGCAATAGATTATCATCAACAAGGCAAGAAGTAAGACGCCATCTTGGAGTGTAAAAAGATTAAGTAATTCTCTCATGATTAGAATGGTAAGATTTCATTATGTAATACAATAGGGGATGCAAACGCAAAAGCTATGTCAATCTCTAGACACCGCTTTAGAATGTACTCAGCTATCAAAAAACCTTTACGTTCGCCTTCCATAGTTAAATCTAAAAGTGTTTCTTTTTTTAGTCTATCCTTACAGGCTTTTGCACTTTCTCCTAATACATAGGCAATTTGATTGTCAATTGATCTAAATTTGTAAACAGACAACTGTTTTAAAAATTCTTCTATTTGTCTTCTCCTTGTCATAGTTTTCTGTCGGTTTGAATGAGCCAAGTAATAAAAACGTGCTCTATGTCTCCGCTTTCAAATATAGGTGAATATGGATGATACTTAGGACTTCCGTCTGTATAGAAGTTATCTCTTATAAAGTTTCCAAACTCGATTAAATCTTTTGTGTTGAATTGTTTTTCCATTATAGTTTTATTTCATTTGGGTTTGGTAATTCGTAAAGCCAACCTATCATTTTATAATCTTCGTTTTGAAAATCCTCTTTTTTAGTAAACGCATAATCAACGCCTGCGCCTTGGTATAGATATTCATTACCCTCTATGACCTCTAAAAAACTAAACCCTGCATCATTTTCTAAAACTGCCAAAAACACAATACTATTACCTTGTGGCAGCTCCGATATGGGGTGCAACCTGGGTGCTTGATCTTTAGGGTGATCTTCTATCATTCGTTCAATTACAGCAGCAACGGCAAACTTTCCGTGTGAATAGTCGTGTTCGTCTCCTTTCTTGTCTTTTTCTAGCTGCACAACATCTTGAACGTACTTTTTTATTTTATCAATCAGTTTCATAGTTTTATGTCGTTTGGGTTTGGCTTCTCAATAAATCCTAAGAATATAGAGCCTTCATTATCTTTGCAAACCCAATGCTCGTTGAATTTTATTTTTATTTTACAATCTTTTGGGTTTAATGTGAACTCGCCATTTTTTAGCTCAAATTCTTCATATTCTCTAAGTTGTACGTTTGAGTCGAAAACTAAAAAGTCCCCGTATAGATTCTTAAAATTTGAAAGCTCCGACATTGGGCGTACGACTAGCGGCCCGTTTTTATGTGTTTCAATTTCCCGTTCAAGGTCCTTGATTTCTTGATTGTCGGTTAGTGCGCCGTGTTGACCTTTAACGTACTTTATTGCAATTTCGGTTGGCGTTTGGGGTAACGGATTAACAAGCCCCATTCTTTTGTAATCTGCCTTTGTCAAATCCATGACGCGACCAAAAATATATTTGTGGTCTTTATTATCTTCAATGGCTTTTGAAATTGCATCAAAAATCTCTATTTGTCGATTGATTGTCATATTGTGACAGTTACTAGTTTTTGCTTTCATAGTTATTCTTTTGGTTCGTGAAAAATAAAGGCGAAACAAGCCCCTATTAGTAGTGCGGTTATTATTGGGTGCATTATAGTTTGTTAAATTCTTCTTTAAAATTTTCTAAATTATACTTTAGATCGGCTATCTGTTTTTCTACTAATGGCGTAGAATCAGTTAAACTTATACCGAACTCGTAATCACAATTGTAAATAGCAAATTTGGATTGATGCTTTAGCGCTTTTTGTAAAACCTCTATGCTTTTTTCGTAATGTTTTATATCTGACAATAATTGCTTTGCTTTGTTAAAATCTTTAATGTTCATTTTTATTTTTGTTCTATAGTTTTATAAATATTGTTTATTTCGATCCACCTCTATTTGTATTTCTCTAATGTATTGCAGGTCGTCAGGTTCGGGAAGTCTTATTTTAGCCTCCTTGCTGCTCCAGTCTTTGAACTGACTAATTACAAGGCTTTGTTCTTCTTGTGTTAAATCTGTCCAACTTCGTAACGCTGGGCGCATTTCACCCGTATGCCTATTCGCTCGTTCAGTAATAAATATATCTTTACAAATGTTCTTTTTTATAAACTCGACTTTGATATACTCCAATGTTTCCCCATAACGCACAGCAAAATAAGACACAATTAAATGAAAGTAGTTGTTAGTGTTTAGTGACCCTTTGCGTTTTTCTTTAAGATCAATTAACGCTCCTTTTTCTACAAGCTTGATAAGGCGTTGCTTTAGTCGGTCCTGTTCAATGTGCTTTGATAAGTCGTATAGTGCCATTAGATTAGCCTTTTGCGTATTTATTGATAATTTGTTGATAATACCATTCAGCGTACCTTCTGCACTCTGATACTTTATGCTTTATGAGTTTTTCTTTTTTTAGACATCTTTTAAAAACTAATTCAGTTAGTCTTATTTCTGGCTCTATTTCTTCCTCTACATGGTGAATTGTTAAATCCTCTTCATAATTTAGTAATTCGTCTGGTGTATCAACTAGACCATAAACTAATTTAAAAATGTTTCTGTCCCATAGCATCATATAACCACGCCCCTGCCATTCATAACCTCCTACGTTAATTTCGTCAGGTAAAAAAGGGAATGTGTTTAAGCTCCAAGAGCTTTTAATGTCTATTATCAAATCATCTTGAAGGCTTTCAATGTCGCATTCTCCCTGAATCCATTCGTTAAAAAGTCTAACGGTATTCTTTTTGTATTTAGTCCAATTTACAGAATTGTATAATTCAATTACATTATCTTCTACTAGGGTACCTTTTTTCATTTCGTTAGTATTAAGATTCGGGCGACCTCCGAAATTTTCTTCTCTAACAAGTGTTCTAATATATGTTTTTGCTCCTTGTGACAGGTCAAACATAGGAGGGTTATCTTTCTTTTTTTGTAGCTTCGTTCGATCTGCCTTTTGTTTGCT